TGGGGCCGGCAAAGTGTCGCGTCCGCCGTGGGTCACAGGCGATGTCTTCGAGTGGTCCTCGAACTCGGCAGGACCGTGGCCGTGTTCCGCGTGCTCTGAGAGCGGGGTCCTTTGGCGGTGAGCGACGCACCTGAAGATTCCGATCTTGCGCTCGCTGTTGGCGCGGCGATCGTCGTGGCGATCATCATCGTCGCGTTCGTCGTCTGGAGGTACGTGTGAAATATCTTTGGCCGATCAAGACGGGCGAGACCGTCTTCGACGTGTGGTTCGTCGTGCATCTCTGCTTTTGGATCTTCGCGGGGGCTCAGATGCAGGCTATGGGGCTCAGCCTGCGCTCGACCTGCGTGCTCATGTTCGTGCTCGCGGCAGCTTGGGAAGTCTTCGAGCGCTTCGCGTTCAAGTGGTGGCCGAACATCTGGAAGCATCCTGAGAGCTGGCCGAACTACATCGTCGGCGACATCCTCATCGCCGGGACCCTCGGGGTGCTCGTGGGCTACTGGCTCGCGAGCAAGCAATAGAACGTCATGGAAGACGCGATCTTCGAGACGGTAAGACTCGAAACTCGGACGGGTGAGCTCGTCGCGCGGGTGAACGTCCCGAAGTTCGCGGTGCCGTGCGACGTGCTGATCTGGGGCGAGCGGTTCTTCAAGCGCGTGCTCGGCGACAAGTACGTCGAGGTCTCTGTGTATTATGTCGTACCGGAGATGCTCCAACAATGACGACCATCGTATTGTCACGGCCTCGGGGTGCTGCACTTCTTTCGCGGCTGATTCGTCGGCTGACACGGAGCCCGGTCTCACACGCGATGGTCGGCGCGAAGGTGGGGAACGTCCCGGTCGTCATCGAGGCTACAGTCGGTGGCGTGAAGATCACGCCTCGTCGTAAGTTCGAACGCACGAACCTCGTGGTCGCTGAGTTCCAGACGCCGGAGTGGGTAGACTTGACCTTCGCTGTCGAGCATGTCGGCGAGCACTACGACTATGTCGGGCTCGTCGGTCATCTCCTGTGCATCTTGGTGTGGCGATGGTTTCGCGTGTACGTGAAGAATCCGCTCGCTTCGCCGTCGGCGGTCGTGTGCTCCGAGTTCGTCGTGCGCGCCGTGAACGCACTCAGCTTCAAGCACCTAGACCCTGAGCGTGTGACCCCGAAGGATCTACTCGATGCGTGCTCGACTAGTGATGAGTTCCGGAGGCTTTCATGACGGCTGTGGCCCTTCATACGCACGTACCAGATTGGGTGAAAGGATTTCGATACGTGAAGAACCACCACTTCATTGAGCTCGAAGACAAGCACGGGAACGTCCACCGACTCGCGGCCCTCTCGCTCATCAAGGGTGTATGCACCGCTTGTGGCGGTGAGGTCTTCGTGCGCTCACGGCTCGGCGCGATGGTCTGCCCACACTGCGCGTGCGGCGAGATGAACTGGGTCTGGGGTACGGCGCAGCTCAGCTTCGTCCCCGAGCTCGAATCGAACTTCAAGACCGGCGATCTCGCGCCGCTCGCCATCGGCGAGACCGATACTGACGACGACACAGCTCCGTGATAGGAAGGCCCCCACATGAACAAGACACCGCAGACTTCGCTCCTCGTCGCGCTCGTGGCCGTCGCTGTGCTCCTCGTCGCCTGCACAGTGACGATCCCGCCGCTACTACTTCGTGGGTACTACGTGACGGCGCCTGGGCCTGACGGCTCCGTCCGCTTCGAGATGGTCGCCGAGTCTGTGACTCCTTTGGGGCAGATCGTCACGACGCCTCATGACGCAGGCGTCGCGCCAGACGCCGCGCCAGACGCCGCGCCTCTGAACGCCGACGCGAACGCGGTCGTTGACAGCGGCGCGCGGCCCGACGCCAGCGCGTTCGCCGACGCTGGTGTGGCACCGTCCGCTGTGCTCGGGCTTGGTGTAGGGACGAACGTCGGCAAGAACTACTACTGGTCAGGGTCGTGGCAACAGTTGAACGCGTGGAACCAAGGACGCGCGTTCACCGACGCTTACGGCGCGGTCGCCATCATCCCACAGCGTGCAGGGGGTTCTCGGGTCGTGACTTGGGCCAGCGGAACGCTCTCTGAGATCCACGGTCGGCGGCCTTCGACGACGGAGCAGCAGGCTCGCCGCTTTGCCTACTCGGTGACGTTGGGGACTGAGCCTTGGGGCATCGTACGAGGCTCAGGGCTCACAGGCGTACGCGACGTCGAGATCGCGAACGAGACGAGGAGCGACAAGTGGCACCCGGCCTTCACAGCGGCGCTCGCAGGCTACAAGACCCTGCGCTTCATGGATTGGGGCGAGACGAACAACTCGCCGCAGACTACGTGGGCGAGCCGACCGCAGCCAGGCCGCGACTTCCCGGGCGAGACGGGTGGTGTGACCTACGAGGACATGCTCGACCTCGCGAACACAGTCGGGATGACACCGTGGGTCTGCATCCCGCACATGGTCGACGATGGCTACGCGCTCGAACTGGCGCGACTCTTGGCAGCTCGACTCCCCGTGAGCGGCAAGGTCCTCGTCGAATACTCGAACGAGGTCTGGAACGGCATGTTCACGCAGGCGCGCTATGCCGCTGACCGAGGGCTCGCGCTCGGCCTCTCGACGAACGAGCACGAAGCACGGCTCAAGTACCAAGTGCGGCGGTCGCGAGAGCTGTGGGCCGTCATGAGCCCTGTACTAGGCGACCGAATGGTCCGGGTCATCGGCAGTCAGTACGTCTCGACGTGGGCGAGCGGGCTCCTCATGACGGACTGCGCTGGCGCGTGCGACGCACTAGCGATAGCGCCGTACTTCACCGCAGCGACGACGACGGCCGTCGATGAAGTCGTGGGCTACATCCGGCAGCAGAAAGCGCTCGCCGTCGCGCGAGGCGTTCCGCTCATCGCTTACGAGGGCGGGCAGCATCTCACGACGACGGACTGCGCTACGACGAATCGTGCAGCCTCGATGGGCACGCTGTACGACCGCCTGCTCGCAGGCTGGCGTGCCGAGGGCGGTGGAGTGTTCGTCCACTACAACGGCGTCGAGCGCTACGTGAGCGGCAACTGCTGGGGCGCCACGGAGCGGCAAGACGTCGTGGCGTCGCCGAAGCTCGATGCGCTCCGCCGCGCGATGACGGCCTGGAGGTAGCGACGACATGATCATCGGTGTCGTCGGCAAGGCCGGTGTGGGCAAAGACACGATTGCTCGGGCTATAGCGCCGAGACACCTAGTCTGGCAGGACGGCGAATGGCGTGACGTCGGAGGTGTCGAGGGTCCACGTCTCGGCTTGCGTGACGACGCGGTCCAGCTCGCGAGCGCTGATCCTCTAAAGGTGTTCTGCCAAGAGGTCTACAACTTCTCGGATGACCAGCTCTGGGGACCGTCTCAGCAGCGGAACGCACCAGACATGCGCTACCCGCGGCACGACGGGTCGTATCTGACGCCTCGCGAGGCGCTTCAGACACTTGGCACAGAATGGGGGCGTGCGCGCTACGACAAGACGTGGATCCACTTGATGTTACGGCGTGCGCAGTCGCTTACAGACGGTCCGCACATCGTCGCGGTAGGGCAGCGGTTTCGTGTGGCGCGCCACAGCCTTGTCGTGGTTTCGGACGTTCGCTTCCAAAACGAAGTGGAGCTGATCCGCAGTACAGGTGGTGTCTTGTGGCAAGTCGTCCGCGAGGGTGTGGGCCTTGAAGGCGAGGCCGGGAAGCATCAATCGGAGACGGAGCAAGACGGCTTTGAGGCCGACGTCGTCTTGCACAACGACAGTACGATCAGCGCCCTTACGCACAGGGTAGAGGAACTGTTGCGCGGACTACGGCGTTTTTGAGAGTGGAGATTAGCTCGTGGAGCTCGTGGAGCTCGTGGAGCTTGTATGAGTCCCTGTGTCAGTGCTGCCGCTAGAGCTGGTGACCTGCTGATAGATACTGTACCCGAAGAGTGCTGCGACGATGATCGCGAGCGCGATTCCAGCGAACATGACCCAGTTAGGCTTGAAGGACATGGGCAATCCTAGATTGGCCGCCTGTCGAGCTCAAGCGCGGCCTTACAGGCTTCGTGAACAATTCTCGTATCCGTTCGCTTGTGCCCAGCGTTCCAATCGGCCGAAAGTACGAACGGGACGACATGCTCTGCGAACTCGTGAAACAGCGCGGACTTCGTCGCTGGGTGGATAGCTCCATTGCCTGATGCTTTGAGATCGTCGAGACGAGTATCGCCCTCGCGGAGTTGGCGGACGACGACAGTAGTTCGCATGCGACTGAACGGATGCGGACGCTCATACCTCACAGACCCAGCGATCTTCGATGTCACAGCTTCGGATTCCGGCGTTGCCGGTTTCGCGAGAGAGTTTCTTCCGTCCAAACTGACATACCCAGTAGGCGTCGATATCGTCGCTACGAGTCCCTCGTACGGCACAACTTCGACGTCAAAGTTCGTTAGGGCGTCACGCGCAGGCAGGAGCTTAGGATCAGCCGATACGACATAGATGATTGCGTCGAGACAGCGTTCGAGGTCGGACCAAGGTTGTGAGCTGTTCGGCAGGTATCGGATTCCGATACCTCGGTAGCGCTTATCAGGTCTGCGGCTTAGAACCTGTCGAGCGAAGAGGAGAGCCCCAAGAACTACTGCAAGCGCGGTGATGCCGAGGACGAGGTGGCCGATGTGCATTTGTGTAGCCTATTGACCTTTGTCTTGGATGCAAGAAAAACTGCAAGCAGCCAAACTTAGATAGGAGGTCGGGTTGCCTACTGAGACGCTAGAACTATTCGCCAAGTACGGCGGGCTTTTCGGCCTGCTACTAGGAGTTCTCATCTTAGGAATGGGCACGGCGATCACCTTCCTTTGGCGGCACAACGGGCACCTCCAAAAAACCTTGCTGGAGGTGCAGAATAAGCGTGTCGATGAGGCTAAGGAAGTTCGCGCCGAGCTCATTGGACAGGCTGAAGATACGAATAGCGCGATGAGGGAGATGGCCTCCGCAATGCACGCCCTGAAGGACGCCGTGTTTATTCGTCGGTGACGGAGGATTTATGCGCAGGCGGAAGATGGCGATAGCCACAGCCGGACAGCCTAGCTACGAGGCAAGCGAAATTACAGGGCTTCATGAGGTCACGATGTCGACGATTCGCGGGACACGCGCATCGATCGGAGAGCTGATTCAGGACTTGAAGTCTATACAGAAGCAGATATCGGATCTCGTGGATACGGGCGACGTCGCGCCGCCAAAAACGAAGAGCAATACATGACACAGGACGAAGACATCAAAATAACTCTCAAGCAAGTCTCAGCGCTCGTCGCGCAGCTCGTCGAGCCTGTGAGCGAGGCGTTGACTGAGATTCAGAGGGCGCGCAACGGTCGAATAATCACAACTGCGATCATCACTGCAATGGTCATCATCTCTGTCGCCGTTGATGTTTTCGTCGTTCGGGCGAACCAGCGGCTCGTCGTCGCTGTCGATAGACTGAAACTTACTCAACTAGCACAGAAGGTCGAAGTGACAATGACGTCTGAGCAGATCGAGCGGCTCATTGGTATAGCCAAGGACGAGGCTAATACTGATGTAGCGAAGGCAAGACTGGACGAGATTCAGGCGATACGTCAGATGCCTGCTGCGGCACTTGACGAGATCAACGAGGCTGCGGAAGCACTTGAGGCAGCTCCATGAGCACGATTATCGCAGCCCCAGCCGAGACAGTACAGCTTGCGCTCGTCCTCACAGACGGCGCGACGGGGCTCTACCCGCAAGCTAGGATCTACAGCGAGGCCGGAGTTCTGGTCGCCGGTCCATTAGATCTCTCTCATGTATCTGAGGGGCTGTACCGAACGACGTGGGTCGTCGCTGCCGCCCAGAAGTACGTCGTCGTCTACACAGTGTACTCGGACGCGCTGCACACAATCGATTTGTCAGCTACAAGAGAGAAGGGCGAAGATCTAATCGTGGCCGACGCGCCTGCCGGTGATGCGTCCATTGTCGCTGATGCTGTCTGGGACGAAGCCCGATCTGGCCACGGCGCGTCGGGGTCCTTCGGCGAAGCGCTGCGTGTCTTGCTTGGGAGCCAGGCCAAGGCGAATTTCAGAATCGACACTATGTCCTATAACGTGGACGGCTTTCTGACGACAGCGCGCGTTCGTGTCTTCCCGTCAATGGCTACAGCTTCGGCGTCGACGCCTGGTGGTGTTGGCGAGGGCGAGATCCACACGATTACAATTACTGGTGCGCCCGACGGCACGTTTCCCGTGCTTCCGGCGACCGTGTTGGGACTCCTGCCATGATTGCGATAGTCTCCGATGGCTACTACTCAGGGACGCGCGTCTCGGTCGTGTACCGATCTCTTGGCGGTGCCCTTGGTGGTTGCCCGCCAGCCCCGACGATCCACCCGGACCGACCGTCGCTTGAGGCTGATGACATCCGCCCAGAAGTGAGTACGGCGCGTGGCGTCGAAGGCATATCTCCACTGTCTACGGGAGAGCCTCGACCTGTCGTAATCATCTCGACAATTCGGCCATCCCTGGTGCCAACAGATGACGATGATTGCTGATATTCGTCCAACCCGATAGCGTGGCGGTATGGCCACGATCACGCTGACAGTTGTCGTATCAGACATCGCGACCGTTCGGAGTCTGTTCGACAAGATCAAGGTCTACCGTTCGACAACAGGTGTCACCGGGCCATACGTGGAGATCACGTCAGCGCCAACGCGGATCTCCCTCGTCGAAGGTCAGACGATCTATTCGTACACGGACACGTCGGGCGACGACGCGTACTACTACAAGACGTCGTTCTTCAACTCGGCGTCTCTCATAGAGTCGTCGCTCTCCGATGCCCAACAGGGCGAGGGGGACCCGGCGCTTGACGTGATGAGCGTCGAAGAGCTCAAGACGAACTATCTATTCGGCGTAGATCTCTCAGACGACAACGGCAACGAATTCCCGGACTCCATGTTCCAGTTCTACATAAAGAGTGCCGTCTCGTGGCTTGAGAAACGTCTCGATGTTCCCATGCGACCACTCGTAATCGAGGACGAGCGGCACGACTTCTTTCGCCAGGACTATCGGAAATGGGTCTGGCTTCAGCTTCTCAACAAGCCCGTCATCGCCGTAGACGAGATCAAACTCGTGCTGCCCACAAATCAGGAGGTCATCACCTACAGCAATGACTGGATCTTTGTGGACAAGCCCTCGGGCCAGGTGAACATCATTCCGGGTTCGGGGCAGGTTCTCCTCGGCTCCGCGGGCGCCTGGCTGCCGCTCCTCTACGGTTGGGTTGATTTTCTCCCTGACGTATTTCGCGTGAGATACACGGCAGGGTTCGAGAAAGGGAAGATTCCCGACGATTTGCGCGATCTCGCAGGGAAGATTGCGGCGCTCGGCCCGCTAAATCTCGCGGGCGATCTCGTGTTCGGCGCAGGTCTGGCGGCTGAGTCCGTGTCTCTCGACGGGCTCACGACGGCTATACAGACGACACAGAGTCCTACGAACGCCGGTTACGGCGCGCGGATCGTCGAGTATTGGCGCGAGATCAAACACGTCATGCCTGAGCTTAGGCGATACTACCAAGGCATGCGCATGATCATGGGGTAGCATGAGACGTGGAGGTTGCTCATGGCATGCATCAAGCCGACGTTTGGGATCACGAAGCTCCCTACAGGACAGCAGAAGGCGAAGACTGGCGGCGCTGAGCTCCACCACGAACGCCTCCTAAGAAATATCGAGTCCCAGGGAGTTCGTCTTGCCTGGTCGCGAGCCTCTGTGTGTCCGTGTTCACCGCCGCACGATCAGACGAATGCACCCGATCCGCTATGCGATATGTGCGACGGCGGAGGGGTCTACTACTTTGGACCGAAGGACTACAGCCCTCCCGAAGAGGCTGGAGTTCTTACCGAGATCCACGACGAAATTCTCGCGCGAGACGGAGCTGCTGTAATACGCGGTGTCATCCAACGCGTCACGCAAGCGCAAGACTTCTACGATGTGCTCGGGAATTGGGTCCGCGGGACTATGGCTGTGACGGTCAGGCCAGAAAACAAGATTGGCTACTACGACAGACTCGTGAACTTTGATTCCGAAGTCCCGTATTCAGAACTCGTCGAACAGGGAAGTGATACGACTGTAGCTATCAGGCTCCGCTACCTAGCGACAGATGTTACGACCGTCCGAAGTGAGTCTACTAGGTATGAGCAGGGAAATGACTTCTGCGTCGAGAAGGGGCGCATTAAGTGGAAGCCGGGAAAGGCTCCAAGCGTAGGTACACGGCTTTCGGTGCATTACTTGATGCATCCAACCTGGCTCGTCATAGATCATCCCCACGTCCTACGAGGCATACAACGAAGACGTAAGATCAAGGTCAAGACCACACCGATAGGGACGCCGGTTCAGTTGCCGATTCAGGCGTCGGTACGTCTCGAATTCCTCCCGTCGAGAAACGCATGACGAATAGTCCGATCGATGTCGGCATCGATTTTGGAGACCTCGACGAGGTTGTCAGAGAGATCTTCGGCGATGAGACAGCGATTGCGACCACGATTGGCGCCGCGATCTATGATCGATGGCGGGAGCTTGCTGATCAAAACCTCGACAAGACTAGGGCTGCGTACATCGCGGGAATTCAGACGCCGCAGGTTTCTGGGAACATCGTGACTGTGGCCCTCGAAGGAGTGCTACCCGGCATCGTCGAGAACGGCATGAATGCCGATATGCGCACGACGCACCTGAAACCTGGGCAGGATCATAAAGTCATAGCGTTCGAGCACGCCGCAGGAAAAGGCGCGACGGGCACGCCACTTGGTTACGGGCTACGCGCGCTGCACGCTGCGAGGACTGTCGATATCGCCGCGCGAAAGATTGGCCTTCTGGCACGGGCCATGACCCATGGCCAATCGATCAAGGACGTTGCAGGTCTTCGCGCTAAGCCGTCGCACGTCGAGCCTCTCTACCAAAGGATGACGCACTACACAGAGTCCAGGACGGCCGCGGAACCTGCGCGACCACGCTATTTCACGTTCAGGACCCTATCGCGTAACTCACCGCAAGGCAGTTGGCAGATCAATGTTCGTCCAAGACACCTCGCGCTGCGCGTCGAGCAAGAGATGGAAAAGATCGTGACTGGCGCTATGGAGCAGGTCGTTCAAGCTGTGCTAAGAGCCCTTCGATGATCGAGCGGATGATCTACACGGCGCTCGCGGAGGGTATCAGTGAGCTTCAAGCAGCGCCGGTGCTCGTCGAGCGAATCTTTCGTGAGCATGGGTTTAGCGCGTCCGAGGCGCGTCGAATGCGTGAGACATTCACAGAGAGATCTCCGAATGTCATCCATAACTACCCGAGGCAGGATTCGGCCTTCCCGCTGTATGCCATTGTTCTCGGCGAGGAAAAGGAATCGCACAAATTCCTAGATGACATGGGAAACGTCCTCGACGCCGAAGATGCAGAGCTTCTCGGCGAGGCTGGGCTCGATGGGTCCGTTATTCGAACGAGTCTGTACCAGCACGAGTTTCACGTCATGGTCGTGACGGAAGCGCCAGACACGACGATTGCGAACTACGAGCTCGCGAAGTACATCCTGACCAGGAAGCGACAATTTCTGAAGGACAACGGCGTCCTTGACTCGGCGTTCTCGGGAGGAGACCTGGCACCCGACGATCGCTACATGCCTGCTTACCTATTCGTCCGCAGACTCTCGATCTCGGCAATGTCCGAAGCTCGCGTCATCGACGACGGGCTCGACGAGAACATTCGAGAAGTGACAGGCATGCACGTTGACGACGGGACGCTCTACACTGACGTCTCTGCAAATGTTACGGTCGGGACCTGATGGCACGCCGAAGACCAATATCGAACTTCGACATCTCTACCTCGCCTGGTATGAGCGACAATAGTATGTCCTCAAGACAAGACGAGCCGAGGCCGGTCGTGACGGGACCGCCGATTGATGCTCGGGCGCAGACACCCGAGCAGCGTATGCCGCTGGACATCTACGCTCGCGTCTCGGGGCGAAAGACCGATCAGATAGCAGGCTTCCAGTTCTGGGCGAAGTCGCGTAGGTTGGGGCCGCGAACTCGACATGAGTGGGACGCGCTGTACGATGAGTTCATGCGCCGTCCTGTGTGACGGAGGTTGAGATCAGATGGCGTCGTCGATTTTCTACAACGGCAAGGTAGTTGCGCGGCCAGGTTCATATTCCGTCGTCGATGCGTCGGGGCTCGAACAGGTCGGGCTTAGCGCGTCTGGAATCGTGGCCTTCATCGGTACCGCCGTCGGCGGCGTCCCAATCACGGCGACAACTCAGCCGAAGGATTTCATCAGATTCTCTCAGCCCGAGAAGGCGAGGTCGACGTTCAAAAGCGGCGATCTTCGAGAGGCGGCGGCGATGGCCTTCGAGCCGTCGAAAGACTCTGATATCCCAGGAGGCGCTGCTGAGATCGTCTGCATGAAGGTGAATCAGGCGGCACAGTCGAGTCGCACGTTCTCGGGATCGAACGGAACGGCGCTCACGGTGACGTCGTCAGACTACGGAGAGTTCACGAACCAAATCTCCGTAGAGCAGGTCGCAGGCACCGAAGCAGGGACGTATCTTCTGACCGTCCGCTTCGAGGACACGACCGAGACTGAGGACAACATCGGTGGCGATGAGATCATCAAGCTCATCTACCGCGAGCCGACCGCAGGTACAGGCTGGGACGAAGTTCGCGCGCAGGTCTTGAGCAGCGGGCTCGTCGTGCAGGGAACCCGAAGGGAGATCGGCCTTTCAGGCCACACCGCTGCAGAAGTCACACCTGGAAACACAATCCAGATCGACGGGACGGCGTCCGACGCCGGAAAGACGATCACAGTCTACGGACGGGACACGAGCAACAATCCTGTGCGTGAGACGCTGACACTGAATGGGTCGGGTGACGCTACGGGCGCCCAGACGTGGAACCGCGTACTCGGCGCACAACTCAGCTCGGCGGCCGTGGGTGCGATCGACGTCAAAGATAGCGCGACGACGCTCATCAGCTTTGTCGCAACGAACGTCACCAAAGGCATCGTTCTCGGCTCTACGATGTTCGTCGCAAATTCAACACTGTCCCTCGTGTCGAGCGCCGCGAACGATGCCT